ATTGTTCGTTTGGAATACAGTCGTGAAGCAGACGCAACGTCATTGTCACCAATTACATTTCATGTCAATCAAACATTAAATGGCACAGGCGTAGCAAAGCCTGGAGACGTATGGTATGACTACATCACAAACAAAGTCTATGGCGGTGCAGTGGGATGGATGCCTGATGGCACGTTTAATTCATCGTTTGTTAATGCTACATCAGCAACGACTTTAAACACGTACAGCGATGAGTTAATCACGTTTGATGACTATGAGGGCAACCCTGCCACGCAAGCGCGTTATCGCATTAATGGCGTACTTGATGCGGGTCAATCTGTCTTGTCAAACATCGACAGAATTATGTCTGCGTGCGACTCATGGATGACGTACAACGCGGCACTTGGTCAATGGTCTGTCGTTGTTAACAAAGCAGAATCAACGTCATTTGCATTTGATGATGACAACATTGTTGGCGAGATTCGCGTCAGTGCGACGGATATTACGTCATCAATCAATCAAGTTGAAGCGCGATTTCCGTTTAAAGATAATCGTGACCAAGCGGGATTTGTCAACATCGAGACACCTAGCGGTTTACTGTATCCAAACGAGCCAGTGAACAAGTATTCAATCACTTACGATTTGGTTAACGACAGTGTACAAACGCACTATCTTGCAAACAGATTGCTAGAACAAGCACGCGAAGATTTAATTGTCAGTTTCAGCACAACATATTACGGCATCCAAGTTGATGCGGGTCAAGTTGTCAGCGTTACAAATTCTGATTACGGATGGGACTCAAAACTGTTCCGCGTGATGAAAGTCAACGAAGCATCATTGCCTAACGGGATGCTTGGCGCACGTTTAGAACTTAGCGAGTACAACGCACAAGTTTATGACAATCAGGACATTACGCAATTTACGCCAGTGCCTAATTCTGGTCTTCCTTCTGTAAACTATTTTTCGTCGCTTGCAACGCCAACAGTAACTGGTTACGCAACTGCAAGTGTTCCACATTTTGATGTGCAAGTTTTTATTCCTGTAACTGGTCGCGTTACATGGTCAAATCTTTATTACACAACATCATCAACGCCAACTGCAAGTGATTGGAGTTTGCTTGCAAGTGCAAACAGCGTTAATTCTGTACCAGTAACAAACAATACATATTACACATACGCAAATAATGTGCTTGGTTCAGGAACATATTATTTTGCATATAGCGTTGGCAATGACATTGGTGAATCAAGACTCAGTACAAAAAGCACCGCATTTGTATGGACACCAATAGCACCAACGGGTCCAACGGGTCCAACGGGTGCGTCTATTACTGGCCCAACAGGGTCAACGGGTAGTCTAGGTCCAACAGGAACAAATGGTAATTCAGCAAGAATTTGTTATTCAAAAACAACTTTAAGTTCTTTATCGCCAACGCCAACAACCATTACAACAAGCGGAAGTACATCCTACCCGCCAAACGATTCATGGGGTGCGGGAACTGTATGGGGTGCTACTGCGCCCGTTATTGTTGCGGGTGAATCTGTTTATCAATCTGATGGTGTTTATTCGCCAACAACGGGTAATACAGTTTGGAATGTGCCGTATCTTTCTAATTTGAAAGTTGGTCAACTATCCGCAATTAGCGCAAATCTTGGAACAATTACAACGGGTCAAATTACCAATTCAAGTTACAACACAACAATGCAATTGGGCGCGGCGGCGGGTGGTTCGTCATCAGGCGCAACAATGTATTTTGAACGTACGGGTTCAGCATCTTCTGCGCTAGGACCAATTATTTACGGAAATGACATTTCAACTTCTAAAATTGCGTATTCGTATGCTTTTGCATCACAAGTTGCCGATACATTTATTGTTTATACGGACGGGGTAGGAAGCGGTAGTTATAACGGAATATTTAGTGCCGCAAATGGAAGTGGTGTTTGTTCTAATAATCTTGCAGTTTTAGGTTCTACTGATGGCGCAAGTTTGGCAGTTAGCCAATATCAATACAATGGAACTGCGGGTTCACCCGTAAACCCTGCGGGGGATTTTGTTGCTTTAAATGCGGCATCTAGTGTTGCCGCACGAATTAAACTTGCATCAGGAACAGGATACGCTTATTACATTGTTACTGGTGTTGGTGGTCCATTCACAGGCGCACACGATGCTTTAACTTCTAAAACAGAAACAATTGAACAAGGCGATATTCTTGTCGATGTCACTTTGGTTAGAAAATCATCAATTAGTGATACCATTTTTACTGTTACAAAATCAACCACACCCAATCAATGTGCGCTTGGAGTTTTTAATAGTTGCGCACCAATGGTTGAAGAATCACCTCCTACTGCGTTAATTGAAGGTTATAAAACTGAAATCAATCAACTTGGAGAAAAAAACATAATTGCAATTCCCGCACCGCAATTTTACGAATATGAGCCAACATATAACCAAGGTATTGTTAACTCAATTGGTGAAGGGCAAATAAATGTTTGTGGTGAAAATGGCAACATAGCCGTTGGTGATTTAATTGTTACATCTAGCATTGCAGGCAAAGGAATGAAACAAACCGATGATGTAATACATTCCTACACGGTAGCCAAAGCGCGGGAAGCAGTAACATTTTCTAGCCCAACAGACATACAAATGATTGCTTGCATTTATGTAAGCGGTTAGAATTTCCATAAAATAAGATACCAATGACCCGCAAGGATGCGGTTTTCCAACTGAGTACAGGGAATTGTCATGGCAATTTTCAATAAGAACACTTTGACGCAAGTCAGCGGGTTCAACAATCAAATTTTTGCAGGCGAACTTGTCTGGAATCAAGTTACGTATTGGAACGTCTCGTTTACAAATTCATCGACGCAAGAGCCTGTTGACTTGACGGGCGCAACGATTGACGCACAAATCATTCGCAGAGCATTGTCTAACGTGCGGGATAGCCGCTATGGGCTGACTTTTGACATTGCTGATGTTACCCCTGCACCCGACCCAATCCCGTTGACTGTGACAAATATAGACGCAGGGCAAGGTTACTTTACGCTTGAAATTGATAGCACTGCATGGGACTTAATTAACAGTGACCCTGAACTTGAAATAAACGCAGTTGACCCTGTAGGGTTTAGCGGTCGCATTAAAGTGACGCAACCCGCGTCAGGCTCAACGCCACAAAACGATTTGATTATGTTCTTGCTGTTTATTGTTCGTTCTGACGGCATCGTCGTGGAGTGACTATGACAGTATCAGCACAAATCTCAGGCAATGGCGAAATCTGCGTTGAAGTCGTAACGACTCCCGCAATTAATGTAAATCTTGATGTAGGTCAAATTGGGCCAACTGGACCCACTGGACCACAAAACGATATTGGCGGTCCAACGGGACCCACAGGCGCAACTGGAAATACTGGTCCCACTGGCGCACAAGGCGCATCAATAACGGGTTCGACTGGTCCAACTGGCCCTACTGGTGCAGACAGCACAGTTGCAGGCCCAACTGGTCCAACTGGCCCAACGGGTCAACAAGGTGATTCAATTACTGGCCCAACTGGTGCAACGGGTCCAACTGGTGCTGACAGCACAGTCGCGGGTCCCACTGGCCCACAGGGAGAAATTGGACCAACGGGTCCCACTGGTGCAGATTCAACAGTTGTTGGCCCGACGGGTCCCACAGGCGAAGTTGGCCCAACTGGAAGTCAAGGCGATTTTGGTCCCACTGGACCACAAGGCGTACAAGGCGAACAAGGCATACAGGGAAATGTTGGCGAGACGGGACCCACTGGAAGTCAAGGTGAAGTCGGCCCTACGGGACCCACGGGCAGTCAAGGCGATATTGGGCCAACTGGAAATCAAGGCGACATTGGCCCGACAGGAACACAAGGCGCAACTGGCGACCACGGCCCAACTGGACCGCAGGGCGTACAAGGCGATATTGGCGAAACTGGACCCACTGGCGCACAGGGTGAAGTTGGCGCAACTGGACCAACTGGCGACATTGGTCCCACTGGTCCAACAGGGGCAGACTCAACAATAGCGGGACCCACTGGACCAACTGGTGAGCAAGGTATTCAAGGCGAAGTTGGCCCAACTGGACCAACAGGCGCAGATTCAACTGTTATTGGTCCAACAGGACCCACTGGCGAACAAGGTTTACAAGGCGACCACGGACCTACTGGCCCACAAGGAATACAAGGCGACATTGGCTACACGGGACCCACTGGCTCACAAGGCGCGACAGGACCCACTGGCGCACAGGGAAATCCAGGTGCAGGCGGCACGATTGCAAATTGGGGTTCGTTTTGGGACACGACAACGCAAACTGTTGTCACTATCAATACACCACAAGTTATCACAATCAATACGTCTGACCCTGCAAACAGTGGTGTCACTATCGTTTCAGGCAGTCGTGTAACGTTTGCACAAACAGGCGTTTACAGCATTACGTTTTCACTGCAATTTACAAATACAAGTACCGCCAATGGTTCTACACAAGTTTGGTTGCGTAAAAACGGCACAAATCTAGCAGATACAAATTCACATTACGACGTACCTGACAAACAAGGTAGTGCGTTCTCGTCTGAAATTCTGACTATCAATTACGTTTTAGATTTAACGGCAGGCGACTACATTCAGGTTTACTGGCAAACAGTCAGCACAACTGTGCAATTGGAAACAATCGCGGCAAGCGGTACATATCCAAGAACACCATCAATCATTCTGACTGCGGCACAAGTCACGTACACGCAGAACGGACCAACTGGTAGCGCGGGACCCACGGGACCACAAGGTTATGTCGGACCCACTGGACCGCAAGGCGCACAAGGTATTCAAGGCGTTCAAGGCGACATTGGCGCGACAGGCCCAACAGGGGCAAACGGCATAGAGGGACCCACAGGACCCACTGGTTCAGCATCAACTGTTGCAGGACCCACTGGTGCTACTGGACCCACAGGCGTGCAAGGTAATGTCGGGCCAACAGGCGCACAAGGCGCAGTCGGACCAACAGGGGCGCAAGGCAACGTTGGCGCAACTGGACCAACAGGCACACAGGGCGCAGTCGGACCTACTGGACCACAGGGAATTCAAGGCATACAAGGCGTGCAAGGCGACATCGGGGCAACAGGACCCACGGGCGCAAACGGCACTACTGGCGCAGTCGGACCCACTGGACCAACAGGAAATCTTGGCCCAACTGGAAACACTGGC